CACCTGTTCGTGTGGCGACATATCTTCAACGGCGATGCCTTCGGGCAAGATTGTGCCCACCCAAAACAAGGTGTTGGCCCCGTCGGGGTCTTTGTATATGGCGACACCCCATTCGCCTTCTTGGTCTGCGTTAAAGTCGTCAAACAACGCAGTAAAGTGTGCGCGGTCGTCGGGGTCGTACATCATTGTAAACGACACGCTGCTGCCCATAATCGTCGGGCATTCGTCAAACTCGCTGGCGTTGTCGTAGTTCAGCACAAAGCCGTCACCACCCACAAAAAATTCAACGGCGTTTGTAGCAGCGCCCGCCATGTGGATAATGTCAATGCGCCAGTCCTCGCCATTTAGGCCTGTGAATTCTGCGCGTCCTTGTACGTGTACAGCCATTAGATCACTCGGTTTCGGTTACGTGTGCCACGGTCGTTGGCCAATACAATGTCGCTGCCGCTGATGCGGCCAAACACCTCAACGCGACTGGCGCCCATGATGTCCTGCAACTTGGACAACGGCGCGATAACTTCGGGGTCCACGCGGGCGTTGGGGTTGTCACCCACAATGGCGGTGGTGGCGCCGTACGCCAAGCCGCCTTCGGCAAGTGCGGGAATTTGTACGCTGTTGATTAGCGCCATACCCGCAGTAAGCAAACCAGCCATAACAAACGGATATGCTGGCCCCGTACCCGCCGAGCCTTCCGCAGCTCGTGCAATAACCTGCGCCTTGGCTTGGGCCAATGCCGCGATAATAACAGCCTTGGCAGCTTCAACCAATGCTTGGCGCATGTTTTCTGCGTGGCCAACTGCGTTACCAATTGAAGTTGCCAATGCCTCGCCCATGTCCTCAAATACATTGCTAACCTTTTTGGCTTCTGAACTCATGCGTTCCAAGCCAAGCAACAACTTACTTGTAAACGACGTTGATGTTACCTCGACAGCCTCAAGTGCTGACAGCAAACCAAACACCTCCGTTTTGGTATTCTCCAAGCGCAGCAACAGCCAGCTTACTTCGCTTTTGAAAATCTTAAACTGTTCACCGCTTTTTTCCGCGGCATTGCCAAGCGCCGCCACCTGTGGTTCCGCTGCATCACTTTCGGTTGACAGGTTGCGTACCGTTGCGGCAAGGTCTGAAATACGTTCGTCTAAAAACTCGATTTGGCCAGCATACTTCTGCGCGCTACCGCGGGCCACCTGCTTGTCCAACCTGTCACCCAAAGCGCCAGCCGCTTGTGCCTGCATCTCGGCGCGTTGCGCTGCGGCAAGTGCGGCCTTCTCGCGTTGCAGTTCGCGCATTTGGTCTTTAATGTGGTTAATCTGCGCCTGCTTGTCAAGACCGACAAGCGTTTGGATAAATTCTTCGTTGGCCTTACTGGCGTCTTGCGTGCGCTGACGAAACAAAACAACAGCCGTTGTGAGCGCGGCGATGGCAGCAACAACAGCAAGCGCGGGGTTGGCCAACATCGTGGTATTCAACAACGTGAATGCTGCACGTAGCCCCGTAATGCCCGTAATAATTTTGGGCACGATGACAATCATTGGACCAATGGCGCCAACCAACAAACCAACTTCGAGCATGAGCGCCTTTGTGCTTTGACTTGTCGCAGCAAACTTTTGTGCCATTTCCACAATTAGGTCGAGCAGCTTGGTAACAGCAGGCAACACAAGGTTACCAATTTCTGCGCCTGCAATCTTGAGGTTGTCTAGCGCGGTGCTAAACTTACCCGCTGCCGTTTGGCTCAAGCGCTCCATGGCGCCAGCGGCAAAGCCGCCTTCCGTGGCGAATGATTTAAGAACCTCGTTGAATTGGTCAACGCTAACACGGCCCGCGCCCAGCTTGTCGGCAGGCAAACCTGTCGCGTCGGCCAACGCCTTAAAAATTGGAATGCCTCGTTCTGCAAGCTGGTTGAGGTTCTCAAGTTCAACCTTTCCTTTGGCGTTGACCTTGGCAAAGATGGCGGCTATTTCTTCAATGGTCACACCGCTGGTTGCGGCAATGTCTCCAAGAAATTGCAGTTGATCGTTAACGTCGCCAATCTGCGTGCCTGATGCAATCAACTGCCGCGCGGCGTTAGCCACGTTCTCAATTTGAAACGGCGTCTTTGCGGTGAACTCGTTTAGCTGCTCCATCATTGCAGCCGCTTCTTCAACGCCTCCCGTCAAACTAACAAACGACGTTTCGAGCTGCTCCAAGTCCGCCGCGCTTTTTACAGCCATTGCGCCCAAGCCAGCAAGCGGCAAGGTAATTGCCTTGGTCATGCTCTGACCCAAGCTGGTTAGATTGCTGGTCATGCTACGCATGTTGCGCTGCACGCGGCCCAACTGCTTGTTGAGGTCGCGCGTATCCGCGCCTATGCGTACTACGAGGTCACCGAGTTTTGCCATTTGCTAATGCTCTTAAGATAGCCAATCCGTTGCCTTTCGGCTTTTGTGTTTGTGTGTTTTCTTCCCAAGGAAAAACGGCGAGGTCATGGGTTGTTAGCTTGCTGCCTTTCTTGGTATGTACATTCAACAACAACGCCGTTTGCCATCGCACTCGCTCCCAGGCACCGCGTTCGCAGTGTTCTTGAAACTCGTAACGACCGCGTACGGCGTTGCCAAATTCTCGGAATGTGAGGTCGTAGAGTCGCTTGGGGTCAAGGCCTAACATGCCCAGCCCCAAGCGCTCTATTTCGTCCCATTCAAGTGCGCGTTGCTGTCCTCCGTCGCTTCCGTTTTTTTTTGCTCACTGCCGCCCATAGCCTCTTGGACTACAAGCATAAGTGACGGAAGGTCCTGAACATCAATCATGCCCAAGAAGTCGTCAACGTCCATTTTAAACTGCATGCCTTGCTTTAGGCAACCTTCCTGCACAAAATAGTACAGTAGTTCGGGCATCTTGGTAACGTCCTCGGCATCAATGCCAGTTACCTTGCACCCCGTTGCCTTTTCAAAGTTTTTCCAGGCGCGCATGCTTGCACGCACGGGAAACGTTTTGCCTTCAAGCGTAATAGTCATGCAGTAAAATTAGGTTACGCAATCACTTCACGCACAATCGTGTCGTGAACTTCGATGGTGCAGGTGTAGGTACCGTTGTCTTCCGTACCGCCTGACAGCTCTAAGCTCGTAATGTAGCCAGCCACGTCAAAGCGCTCGTCGCCTGCATTCTCCGTGCCGCTGGGTGCGTGCGTGAAAAGCAAGTAAACTTTGCTGTCTGCGAGTTGGTGGCCAATCAATTCGTTGTAGCCGTTGGTGGCGTCAGAAGCGTACAACGCCGTGAAGTTTACCGTGGCGCTCTTAAGGCCAGGCAACATAGCACGGTATCCGTTGTTACTTTTGGTCGTCGTGTCGCGCAGGTCGGACGTAACGCTAATGCTACAGTCGGTAAGGTTGTCAATCAGTACTTCGCTGTCGTCGGTGGTTGACAGGAAGATGCGGAGGTCGGAACCATTGATAATTCCTGTTGTCTCTGCCATGGTTAATCTTTTTTAGTTGGTTTGATGCGGTCTGCAATGATGAGGTTAATTAAGGTGTCGATGTATCCAAACACCTTGTTGTCGTTAGTCGTCGGCGTCAAATTGACAATGACTTTCACGAGGCCGAGAATGGCCAACGTAAGTTCAGCCCAGTTCTCAAGAATAAAATTTGACATGCTCATGAACGTTTAATGCGAATGGTGTAGTCCTGGACTGCCGCGTAGTATTGGCGGTCCTCGCTCACCTGTGTAATTTCGTTGGTGTATTGGATGCTTTGCACGACAACCGTGCCTTCGCCAACTGCGACGCTGACGTTAGCGCGGTCCAGTGCTGCGCGCACCTTGTCGGCAAGGTCGTTGGCGTCGCCATATGACCGAGCCACGCTAATGATTTCCACGTTGGCTTCGTCAATAGGCGTGCCGTTCTTGGTGTCTTGCGGCGCGTTGCTCATAACAGAATATACAACGTAAGGCGCTTGCGCACCTTCTGCTGCCAGTTCGGGATAGATACGACCTGACACCAGCGCCTGCACGGGCGTGTCGTCGACTAACAATTGGCGTATAGCAAGACCTACCTTCATGACATGTAACGTTCAAAGCGGTTGCGCAAAAGGCGTACGTGCAGCTTTTCCATGCGGCCTTGCGTGGCCATCTTGCTACGCTTGTGAACGCCCGTATTCTTGGTGTTGCTCTTGCGGCCAAAAAACATGCCGTCTTCAACGATGTTTGCAAACCACCCGTCCGCGTTCTTGCGCGTCTTGCGGCGTCCCATTGTGTTGGTTTTTGGACCAGCCAACACCCGCGTTTCATCGCGGTTAGGCAACCATGTGTCAACGCTGCGGCGCAGTTGTCCGCTCTTAACAATCATGCGCACCTTGCCTGGTGCGTTGCCTGGGTTGCGGCCTGGTCCTTGGTTCTTTTGGTACACCTTGATGTCCTTACCAAAGTCCTTGATGTTGGCGCGCAACGAACCTGCGTAGACGTCACCCACGCGCGTGTTAATGTCCACCAGCGCGTTGTGGTCTTTCTCGCTCCATTTGGCAAGCTTCTCCAGCTTGGCCATAACTTTTGACAGGCCTTGTACTTCAACGCGCGTCATTCGCTTACAACCTTTTGCGTATGGAAATGAAGCTCTGCGTTGCGGCCTACTTCTTCAATTGCCAGGATTTCGTAGGTATCGCCGCTGTATCGAATGGTGTACTTGGGCGTAATGGCGCGCGTCGTCGATGAGCTGCGCACCCGCCATACCACGCGGTTAAT